AATTGGTTGTGGATTTGATCCAGTAGTATCCCATCTATTTCTACTTTGTCTAAAGTATCTAGTTCCAGGAGATCTAAATCCGCCAAATATGCTTGATTTAGCTAGGTATCTAGGAATTATTCCTCCAAGATTTCTATTGATTGGAACAATCATTGCTTGTCCGTCGTTAAGTGCTCTCATTCCTTCTGGATCTTGTTGAGCAACTCCTCTACGAATTACAAACTCTCCAGGAGTTAACATAGCTGGAACTACGTCAGCATTTACATTTGGTCCTGGTACTTGATCTCCATTATTATAAAATACTTTTCCGCCAGAATTTAGTCCTTGAGGTTTTGTAGTCTCAATACTGTATGCTCCACCCATTGTTCTTGTTCTTGTTGCTCTTCCTAGAGCAGACATAACATCTCCAAATATTCCTTGACGGAACATTCCACGAGTATTTGGCTTTCCTCTAGGATCAACTACTGGCTGATCTATGAGTGGTGCCTTTGTTAAATCTATTGTTCTGCCACGCTGTGCAGCATATGCTGAAACTTCCGCACCCATCATTCTTTCAAGCTCAGCATTTGAAGCTATAATAGCTGCACGAGCCTGCTGAATATTAATTTTTCCAGCCTTTAATTCTGAAACAATTTGAGCAGATTGTGTGGCAGCATTTGCTGTAAGCCTTTGTGTAATTGGCAAGATGTCATCAAATGTATCAATAAGCTCCTTTGATACTTGTCCGCCCATTCCAATAATCTTCTTTAAAGAATCAATTTCTGCTTTACTTTGTACTCCCAATGTAGCCATCAATGCTGCATATCTTGCATGTTCTGAAGCAACTACTCCTGTGGAAACATTATTTATTGTTGTTAATCCTGGGACATCTGGCAATCTTTCATTCATTAATATCTGAGGGTTGGCACCAATCTTTCTATTTACTGGAATTGGTTGCAGGGTTAATCCAAATATTGAAGTTGGATTATTTGGATCTCTAGGATTTAAATGTGCTGCTGCTCTTGAAGTTCCGCCAAGAAGAGGGTTACTTGTATCTACAACTCTTTGTCCAGGAACAGAACCAAAATTCATAACTGGTGTTCCAGAGGCTGTAGTCATTACGCTGCCAAGCGTAGCTGTAGATGCAGTTGCTCTTCTGGCATTTGCCTCTAATAAAATTAAATCTTCGCTTAGCTTTTTAATTGCTAAACTTAGTGTTGCTGCTGCCTTCGAATCGTTATAGAATTCATTTCCAAGTTGCTTTCCTGCATCTTGTGCAGCCATCATTTCTGGAGTTAATAGTTTAAATCCTTCTGCACCTTTAAATAAAGCTTTAAAGTGTCCAAGGCCCTTAATAATATACCCAAAGAAGTTGGCAAGAACACCAGTAAGCATAATTACTGGACCTATGATTGCTGTAAATGCTCCAGCAAATGTCATAAGCTTTTTAACTGGGTCTGGTAGCTTTTGTGCAAAATCAATAATTCCGCCTAGAACATTTAGAAGCTTTGTTCCTATATCTAAGAAATCTTCTCCAACTCCAGCAAGATCTGCCTTCAAACTTTCAATTGCTCTCTTATATCTTCCAGCTGCTGATTCTGTTACTGCTGCTAATTCTCGTCCAGCCACAGCTTCAAGTTCTCCAGTACTTGCCTTCATTAAATCTAAAACCTTTAAAGTCTGGCTTCCTTGGCGGCCTAAATTCTCAAACAAAGCGTTTAGTCTTGAGAACTGGAACTTACCGAACAACTGCTCAATAGCTTGTTGTTTTTGCAAAGGATCTAGATTATCTAAGGCAGCTTGCAATGCTAGTAGCGTTTCAGTTACATTTCCAGCATTACTATTTACAATACCCAACAAGTCAATTCCAAATCCTTGGAACTTTTCAACTGCTACATTTGTTGGGTTAATCAAAGATGCAAGTGCTGACTTTAATGCGTTTGCACCTTCTGATGCATTAATTCCACCTTCACGCATTGCTGTTAAGTATAGTGCTAAATCTTGTACGCTTCCGCCCAAACCCTTAATTACAGGACCAGCCTTTGGAATAGCCTCAACCAAATCTTGAAGGGTTGTTGATGTCTGGTTTTCAACTGCGTTTAGGAAGTTAATAGATTGCGCTAGCTCTTCTGTATTTTGCTGAAATGCTGACTGAATTGCAAGAGTTGCCTTCATAGCCTCTTGTCTATCTACTTCACCAAGAACTGCAAGTCTTGTTGTTTCTGCAACTGATGAGAGAAGTTCGTTTCCAGTTTTTCCAGTTGCTGCAATATCTGCAGCTAAGCTAATGGTCTCTGAGAAGTTAACTCCCATTGCAGATGACAATTCTTTTGCAGTGGCAGAAACTTCTTTTCTTACTTTAGCGAGCTCTTCTGCGGATGTACCAGCCACATCACCATAAACCTTTGTTAATCTTGTTAACTCTTGATCAGCAACCTTAAATGCATCTGCTGCAGCTTTACCAAATGCAGCAAGTGGCAATGTTAATCCAACTGTTAACTGGCGTCCTGCCCACTGAGTATTCTTACCCCAGTTAATTAATTGCACTCCGCCATCTTGAATTACCTTGTTCATTATCTGTAATTCTTGTTTTAATACAGATGCTCTATTCTTTACTAAGTCTAGTCCACGAGGAATATGAACGTTATACTGCATTAGCCCCTGTGCATTTCTGCCGAGGGGTTGCAATACTGAGTTTTGTAGTTGAACCTGCTGTTTTGCAAGGTCTCTTATAAGTCCACCAGTTGTTCGTGTATGGTCTTGATAAACTCTAAAATAATCTCTAAGCTTTAATCTGCCACTATCTAGATTTCTACCAAACTTTTCAACATCAGAGGTTAGACTAACAAAGTGTGTAGAGAATTGCCCAGTCTTGAGCATTGTCTCTTTGAACATTGCATTGGTTGCACCAATTTGACCAGCTAATGCTCTATTTGATCCAGCAAATTCTTGTTGCAGTTTTGAGAGACTATTCGTAACTCTCTGCACATCTGCAATAAGATTTGAAAAATCAGATTTAGCAACTATGTTAGTTACTATTTGTTGATCAGCCATATACTATATGTTACTCCCTGGAGTAGCCCAATCCCATTCCAATACCAAATCCAGCTTCATTGGCAAACTGTCCTTGTAATGACACGATATCATCACCTCTAGCATCTATGCCCATTGCTCTTCTTTGTATATCTTCAAAGGTTGGACCTTTGTTTTCTTCGCTTCTTTCCAAGGTCTTATCTTGTAGTGAAGCCAAGAATATTCTTTTTTCCTCTTCCACCTTTTGCATTGCTGAAAAGGTTTCAAGTAGTTCTGGTAAGGATAAGTTTTCCTCTAACTCCTGATAACTTTTCCAGCTACCAATAAGAAATACTTGCCCTTCTAAAGCAGCTAAACGCCTAATGATTCATTTTCTGTTGTAGCTTCTTGAGCTTTATTAATTACAGCCATGAACTTGCGAAGCTGCTTAATTGATAGCGGCTTTAACTGAACTGTCTCGCCGTTTTGTAGTTTAATTTCTTCTACATCGTATACCGTAGTGGCCAATTTATCCTCCTTTAGGATTATAAATCATTATAACAAAAGAAATATATTAATACAAGCAGAAAACCCTCATTTCTGAGGGCTTCTGTGAATAATTAAATTTATTTAATTATGCGTAAACACGGTCAATAATCTTACCGTATTCTTGACCAGCGTATGCCGCATCACCTGATGGTAGAAGACGGAATGTTACTGGGAATGTTGTTGGGGTGTTACGTGCTAGTGAGAACTGTGACTGCTGTACTGAAAGAACACGACGTGCATAATATACACGCTCCTGCTTTGAGTAGCTAGTTGTGTTGTACTCTGGTGATGGGCCTACAGCAATTAGCTGACGCTCAACTGGTGCAGCAAGCAAAGCTCCTGCAGCCAAACCAAGTACCTGTGGTGTACCTGAATCTCCTGGGCCTGTTGGCTCAGCAGTTGTTAGAGTTTCGCTTGATGAATAACCTGAAGACTCTGTTACTCCTGTTGATCCTCCTGGCTGACCAAATACAACTAGAAGATTCTCAAGAGTACCTTCTGTCATTTCTGTTGCAAGCATAACTTCCATTGACTCCTTGAAAAGCTTTGCTGTATCAAGAAGCTGATCTACAGTTACTGAACCGTATGTTGGGTTGTAAGTAATCTGAAGACCGTTGTTTGTGTAACCTACGTTACGGAATTTAGCTGTTGATGGTGAAGATGTGTAAGCTGTGTTTAGTGTATCTGTGTATGAACCAGTTCCAAACGCAACCTTTCCTGCACCCTTTGTTGGATCCAAATCTACTGCGTCGCCAGCCTTTGTGCTGATGAACAGTGGTGATGCACCCACGATAATATTTTTGGCTGAATTAAATTTATCTCTTGCCATTTTTGACCTCCATGTTTAAAAAATAATATTTGCTGGCTAGGCTCTTTTCCTCTATGTCCAATTTTAGGCTAAAATAGGTTATAAAGCAACTTATAAAAATCTGCCCTGTATGTCAGCATGTCTTGAGTATTTAAGCTCTAAAACTATCTCTTCTGCTAAAAATCCCTGAATTTCTTGAGAAGGCTGTGTTGGAGATATGTCTGCTATATAAATACTGTGAAACTTAAATTCTGGTGACTTATCTGACCATGCATTTATCTCTTTTGCTGAATCATCCATTCTTCTAAATAGGTCCATCATAAAGTTTCTTATTATTGTTATCTTATTATAATCTATTGCATATACTGTAAATACCACCTGCTCACAGCAAATGGTCCAATTTTCTTCATAGGATATACCTATCTTGTCATATACTATGTGAGTCTTATTATCTTCAGTTGCGGATGTTAGTCCAAGGAAAAATGTTGTCATTTCTGGAACCTGTTGTACTGGTATTACTGGGACTATCGTGTTTCCGTTTCCATCTAAATAATCATTTGCAGATAAAACATTCTCCTGCTTAAGTTTATGCCAAAGATAATTTCTTATTTCTACGACTGCATCTTTTGAGTAATCTACCATGTTATCCACTAAACGCTGATGAAACAGCGGCCTTTGCTTGTGATCTTATAGCGTTTGGGCTAAAGCTATATTTAACAGTTTTAATATCTCTGGGTAAATCTAAAGACTTTGACAATGATGAATTAAATAGATTTTGGAATCCTGATCTTTTAATTGATTCATTAACTAAATTACCTTTAAAGAAATATGTGTATGCCATCTGGAATGAATTCTTTACACCAGGTCCTCCAGGCCTTCTAACGGTCACAGAGGCTCCTTTAGGCATATATACAGTATAACCATTAACTTCAAATACTAAGCGCTGAGAATGGCGTGGAGCAATTTTAAGGGGCATTCCAGCTTCCATCACAGATGCCTTATTTGTGAATACGTGCCTTCTCTTTGAGGATGACTTTGCAAAAGACTTTGATGGCAAAAAGTCATATAAAACTTTAAATGATAATTGATCTGTGTTTAATTTATTTAACTTAAATAATCTTGCATTAGGCTGTCCTACTCTATTCCATTCGTAGACATGGTGCATGGATCTAGGATTCATTCTTGCCTTGGCGTCGATATAGTTTCCAAAATCTTTTTCTATCTGAGTATAGATCATTGTATTAAATTTATTCTTAAATCCTTCGTTATCCATAACATTTGCCATTACCTGTGAATTATAATAAACAAAAGCAGAAATTTGAGAGACTATGCTGTTTTTAAAAATTCCAGGCTCTGGCGCAACCATGAGAGGTTCTAATTTGCTTGAGGCTTGTACTAATAAATTAGAGTCCAATTCCCTGATTCTCCGATCTCTTTAATGAAGAGTTATATCCCAATGTACGTCCAAATGGATCTGTAAGCGGGGTTGTTCCAACTACCTCAAATACGGTTGGAGTTTCTTCTGGAAAATTTAGTTCTGTCCAGATTTGAACTCCGTCAGCATTTCTTATATTTGTAACTTTTTCTCTTGCAGTAATTTTCTCAACAGTTCTTACTTGAATCATTTGATCGTTAATATATCTATTGTCAAATATCTGCTTATCGCTACTTCTAGTAGTTGCCGAATTGCTAATTACTCCTTTGGCGTGACAATCAATAGTTTTATAATACATCCACTGTCTTTTAATTGCTCCAGTATAGCTGTCCTGCTCTTCTTTTTGTCTGTATACATCCATTTTCATGGAAAGAATTGAATCAATTAAATCATTCATTATACGACAACCATATTAGTGATGACATATGGTGCCAGTAGCTGATCAGCGTATAGGTTTCCTGTTCCTGAATATTCTTTATGTACTTATTCTTCCAGATCTTATCCTTTGCAAAATAATCTCTCATTAATTCAATACAAGCTAACTCAACATTGTCTGGAACACGGTCCCAACCAAATCTTCCGTAGACTTTATAGGTTGCGTTATTTTTAAATACTCCATAAGAGTAATCTGTTACAGAAGGAGGAACCATTCCGTTTGCTGTATAGACAGTATTATCTAGCATACTAGCCTTATTTATTCTAATAGCAAATCCGCTTTCGGATATCTGTGTATCGTAGTTCCAGTTATTAATATTATTTAAATTGTCTATCAGCAAATAGTCATTTACATATAATTGATGTAATGTGTTTATCTTGTATGGCAACGGCAGGACATCAGATCCAGATCCATAAACAGTAAATGTGTCGTCTGCTGGATAGAACTCTTGACCAGTATAATCTTCAATTATTTTTCTAGCATATTTTTCAGCAGCCTTTAATTCTTTATAAGAAACATAGTTTGGATCTGTGTTATCTATACTTAAACCCAATTCTTCTGAAGACTGTGTTAGGTCTGTATACGGAGTAACAACAAATACATTATGAGCCTTTGTTACAGTTACTCCGCCAACTACATATTGCCACTCTAATTTTAAAGTTCTATTTCTACTTGTTAAAGAATATGGAATATTAATGTAATATAGACCAACATTAGTTTCATCTTTTATCGATGTAAGGGTTGCTAAAATTGTAGAAGGACTAATGGCTGGTACAACAAGTGGATCACCTGTTGTGTCATAGATTCTTACAGTTGGTAAAGTTGAGTCTACATCAGAAGCTGAACCCTGCCAAAATATTTGATGGGTTACTGGTGAACTTGAATTTAGATATACCTCTGCCATTTAATAGGCTTTAGTTGTAAAACTCCTGAACTTCTTTAGGAGTTGCCAATCTAAAACCTTCCTCCTTATCAAAAATTGCCTGAGCATTTTCATGGCTCATGGCTACAAACGGATGTTCTTTTGTAAATGTTGATCCCATAATATCATACCTAAAGTTATCTCTAGTCATTCTTACAAGAACATTGTCCTTTGACAACTGCTTTTTTGGATCAAAGCGTGGCAAGATCTCTACCACATTGTCGTCTTCTTCTTCATTTTTTTCCAAGGTCTTACTATAAATAGACCATGTAACGCCCTCTTCTGCTAGGGCTGCAATTACGTCTGCCTTATTTTTTAAACCATCTGTATCTACGGCGAAATCTTCCGCTATTTTCTTTAATTCAGATACCTTGAGTGTATCAAATGACATTTTATCTCCTTAACTAGGTAATGTAATTATAGCATTAAGATATTTAAATGAAAAGCCCCTAAAATTAATTAGGGGCCTTTCTTGCAAGTCTTCTTAATAAATTAAATTATGAAGCGACCTTAACGTTCTTAACAACTACCCAAGCGTCTGCCTGCTCAATTTGAACGCCAACACGAGTATACATTGTGTACTCAATTGCGTCCTTCTTTGGCCAGAAGAAGCGGTATACGGTTACATCACGCTTGATACCAATAACAACGTTATTTGGGAATGTCAAGTGGATATCTCCGTGATTACCAGTCTCTCCTGAGTAATCGCCGTCCTGTGCTTCAGGAAGTAGTGGAACTTCAACAATTGGAATACCAAATGCGAATGGCGCTACATAACCTGCTGGACCACCTAGTGGCTGTACACCTTGTCCACGGATTACGCTTGAAGCGATGTCCTGTGGAATTGTGTTGTTTGTTCCAATGCTGTTAGCATATAGGAAATCCTGGATCAGGTTTGAACCTGCCAAGAAGCGAAGGTCTGAACGACGCTGCTTGTACTTACGTGGAAGAGCCTTAAGAGCGCTGTTAAATACAGCACGGCTTACTGCAGCTCCACCAGCATCAACAACGTGACCGTGTGTCTTAGCCTTCTTAACTACACCATCAAATGCCTTGTATAGGTTATCTGATGTAAGTGATGTGTTACCGTTTAGAAGAACATCTTCAATATCGTTACCTGCCTGTGTTGCCATCATGCGGGCGATATGGTCTTCTAGATCAGCACCTTCAATATTGTCTTCTAGAGACTCAGTTGAAAGCTCCCAATCTAGACGAAGCTTCTTTGTTGTTAGCGAGATCTTTGAGAAAGATACCGCTGAGTTTGAACCTGTGTTGTCTGCTTCAGTTGCGAGAACCATAAGCTTCTCACCTACTGACATACGATCAATTTCGGTTGTATCAGATCTCATTCTGACTGTACGGGCGACCTTACCAATTACGGTTGCGTCGAACATATAATCTAGAAAGCGGGCTGATTGCTCTGCATTGAGAAGTCCACCTTCTCCTTCAGAACCAACGTGAATACCAGTTGTAGCTACTGCTGAACCAGTCATGTTAGCTGTAACGTGTGTGTTAGCCGCTACTGCTTTTTCTAATGTTTCATTGCTCATTATATTTTCACCTACCTTTTTATTTTAAAAGTTCATTTACGGAACCGAGGAAAGAACCGTTCCATTTTGATTTCTTGATTGTTACTTCCTGAGACCCGCCAAGGTCTGAGGACTTCTTAATTGCAGTCTCTGATTCTACTGCATCGACACGCTTTTCTACGCCATCAATCGTGTTCTTGATATTTTCTACAGCCTTTGAGAGTGCTGCATGTTGTTCTGCCAATTCTGAAATTCGACCATCTACGCTCTTGCTGAACGTTTCAACTGTATCTTTAATAGCTGAAACTTGTGCGGCATTTGCTTCTGAAGCCTTATTCAATGTCTCTGAGAAAAATCCCTTAAGATCGCCAAGCATCTTTGCAAAATCAGGTTCATCAACCATAACTTCTGATACGTCGGCT